GGGAAAACGCCACTTTGATTCTCCCGGTTTCATACCGAGTAAAACCTTGTTGTTTTTAAAATCAACTACAGCTACGTCCACTGTGGTATGAACCTTATCAAACTGATTCTGCGATAACCAGATGACTCCTTCCCGCCACTTACGGTCATTCTGCCACCGAACGCCAAGTTCTTGTCGCAACTCCGTCGAAGATATTTTCGTCTTACAGGGGACATCTTCAACTTTATGCTTCCCAGTGTACTTGAAGCGATCACGACTCCCATACAGCGTCACCTTCTGTCCCGGCCCCGCCATAAGATCAATTTGTCGGTCAAGGACTTTACTCCATTTATCCACATCAAACACGTCATCCATTTTGAAGACTTCAAACTGAGGATACTCGGTTTCAATCATTGCCCGGCGAGCTTGAAACGGAAGTGGGTCTTTCTTGCTTCCTCTCACAGGCGTATTGCCCACAAAGACAAAGACTCGGGGATGTCTTTCCCGAACGAAGTCAAACAACTCCTTGTAGCCATCATGAATGAAAGCGTTTTGAAATCGGCCTACAATGACGCCTACTTCTCTTGTTGGAGGCCGCATCGTCACGGGAATGGGAAAGCCATCATGAACTGCGTTTTTTTCAGTGTAATTAAAAAACGCAGATTGGAATTTTTTCACCCTATCCTCGTCTTGAGCAGTTGAACAATTACAAATCGTTTGAACGTTTGTATAGAAGGTTCGTCCACAATATTTACATTCCAAAATTGGATCGCCAGTAGGCATAATTTATTCTTTCGATTCTCAGACTCAGGACATCATACAGATTTTGGCTTAAAAGTCAAGACGCAAAGTGATTTGACACGAGATTATTTTTGGAAGTGATTATCAATGTATCCGTGTTTCAAAGCATAATGAATAACCAAAGCAGGGTTTTCCACTTTGATTTTTTTCCGAAGAAGCGCAAAATGTACCTTGGCGGTATGGCTACTTATTTTTAATTGCGCAGCAATTTCGACCATGGTATATCCCAGAGCATGTAGTTTCAGAACTGTAATAAGTTGCGGGGTTAAAACATGCGGATCTTTGGTTACCGCTCGACAAGCTTTGCAGCCTCGTTTGTCATCGAAATGCCACAAAAGACACTTTGGAGAGGTTTTTAGTTTACACCGCACAAGATACTGGTCTGGCCCTTGATATCCCATTGGACCGGGTTCAACTCCGACATCGTTAGATAACGCCATGATGACAGTATAGGGACTTTTATCAGAAAGTCAAGCGGAAACTACGGGGCAAGTTGATGCCATCACAAGATCCGAAGGTGACATGTAACAGTAACCAATCTGATAATCTGCATAGGCCACTGTTCGTTTTTGAACGTAGAGCATGACATTGGAATCACACTTGCTCCGATATTCAACATAAAAGGCAATCTTGTCATGGACGCGATACTCTTCATCGAGCGGCATGTAGAAGTTACCCATCTGCATATGGCGTGGCAGAAATTCAACATACGGGCCACGTCCACCGATGACAACTCGTGTGTATCCTGTGGCTAAATGACGCCCGTGTTTGCTTAAAAAAAGCAACGTGTCATTTCCTGTATCGACAGAAATGTTTAACCGCTTACGCCAAGGCTTCATTTGGAAAAGACGAGAATGCGAAGCCCATTCGTGACGTAGGTTTCTTTTAACGAATACCCTTTCTTGAGCATGAAACCAATCAGAGTATCTGAGAAGTTTGCGTCTTCGGCGTTACAGACAATGGTGTTCATCGGTCACAGTAGTCGTAGATTTCCCGATACACATGACGATCCTCAATGTCCTTTGGCTTCGGACGATCATATATCCGTTCCTTCCACTTGGTCTCCTTGCCGCAGAGGGGGCACCAATGCATCAAAAACTTGTACCAGTATTTTTTCATTCCCCGGTCAGAAACACTTTTTTGACTTCGGCTACCTTCCGATCAATGGCTTCGATAACATCGTTTGGATGCCATGGTTCATTTGCCGCCAAGGTATCCTTGACGTATTTTTCCAAAGCCAAAATGGCCTTGTAGGTTTCTTTGGGCTTATCCCGCTCAAACATATCAACGTTTGTAGTCATAACTTACCATTTCAATTGGTTGCCATAGCTGTCATTGATAATAGCAATCATTTCCGGTTGCAGCCGCATTTTGGTTTCAACGAGGATGCCGGGGTTGATCGATTCCACACCATAGAAATGCTCAGCAATACCACCAGCGATGGCCGCAATGGTATCCACGTCGCCCTTGGAGTAAACAGAAAGACGAATGCAATCCTCGAAGCTGGTCGATTCGAGAAAACAAATCAACGCTTGAGGCACGGTGATGTTGCAACGAATATCTCGCTTCACCCACTCGTTCCGAACCGTTTCCACATTGGCAGTCAGGTCATAACCAGACAGCTTTGTGATGTAATCCTGAATTTCATTCTTGGGGTACTTATGTGCCGCCAATATCATGGCCGTTGTAACAGCAAGTGCGCCATTACGAGCCTCGTCGGTGTTATGAGTCATCTTGGTGCTTTCAACGGCTTCCTTGAATGCCCACTCCAATTGCTGCTCCAATGTCAAGGTTACTTCATCGCCTTTATCGTCTGTGCCGTTTCGGAGGACGGCATACAAAGCAATCGGACTCACTCGCATAGCGGCACCATTGGCCCAACTGTCCTTGACGGTGTTCCCACCATTCTCACACCATTCTTTAAATCCCGAACCATAGCCAAGGTCAGGGTTCTTCGTGTACCATTTCATGTACATCTCGTGATACGGCTTACCTGTCAGCAACGCCTCAGCCACCGCAATAGTGAGGTTGGTGTCGTCGGTGAACTTCGCTAGTCCATTCAAAAAGAATGGGCGATAGTCTCGTTTGTCTTGTACCAATCGGTCACCTTCGTAGGGGCATCCAGCGATGTCTCCAATTATACTACCTATCATAGTTTTTTATGTTTTGTAAAAGCTTCTTCGAGGCATTCTTGTGCCATCTTAAACATCTGTTGTCTGTTCCGCTCTCCTTCGAGAATTGCTTCGGCTAGTGCGGGACCAGTCTCATAGGGAGAATTCAACGCCATAAGATACGCTTGCGTCATACGGGCGACGTGCATCTTTTCAAGCTGGTCGATCATATGTTGTATTTTCTTTTGCTAATGTAAGCGGGACGGCCAATGAACATGTCCAAGAAACGAACGGAAATCCCGGCTTCTTCAAACATTTCCTTTGGAATCGCATGATTCCATTTGGGGTCTTTGGCGAAAATTTCTACGGCAGGACGATGCAACACAACTTCAACCACTCCCGCTGCGGTGATGATGCCAGCGCATGTTGGACAGGGCCAAGCTCCCACAAAAAGAGTGCTCTTGTCGGTGGCAATCCCGTACTTGGCAGCACAAGCAATGGCATTGGTTTCGGCGTGAATGGTCCACGGATACTTAGCCCCGGTATTCAATCGCTCGGGGTAGTCCTTAACCTTGGGAGGAAGTCCGTTGTAGCCAAACAATATGGGTCGTTTTTCCCGAACGATCACCGCACCAAACTTGGTTGATGGGTCTTTAGATTTGGTAGCCACTTCATACGAGAGACGCATGAAATAAACATCCCACGACGGCGGGGCATAATCATCGAAAGGCTCCCCAATCACACCACCTACAGGTTCACCTTGCGAGTCTTTAAATTCTTGAATAATATTCATTTACTGAGTTTTTTCCCCGTCGTTTCCTCGGCCAATTTTTTGAGCATAGCCAGCGATAACGGAACTTTCGAGCAACGATGTGGCCCTTTCTTTTCAAAGAGGATCCACTGTCCACCCACATTGCGCCAGCGAAGCTTTTTCTTGCGGCAATACTTGCACATGGGATGCTTTTTGACCCCCGTGTACTTCAACCCCGAAGAGAATAATGGTTCATTCTCCAAATCAATCTGGTCTAAAGTAAAGTCTGCCATGTCGCCGCACATTTTGTTCGTTTTTTGTTCGTTTTTCTATTTAACAACGCTATTTATATCAGATGAATGAGGAAATGTCAATCACAAAAGACACGATATGGGACGAAAAAAACTTAATAGAAGCTCAGAAGACCAGCGATGTTTTGACAACGCTCGGAGAATGCGATATTACTGGAAACATCTCGAAGAAGAACGAGAACGGGCGCTCTCCCGTTATTATAAAAACAAGCGGAATATACAAAATAATCAATCGTGTTAATGGGAAGTATTATGTTGGAAGTTCTGCAAACATTGAAGAAAGATGGAAAACCCATTCTTATGAACTTAACAAAAACATTCACAAAAATGATCATTTACAACGAGCGTGGAATAAATATGGGGGCAAAAATTTCCATTGTGTGATTGTGCAACAAGTATTAAAAGAGGAATTATTAAACGTTGAAAATGCATATTTATTCACGGCGAAGAACGAACAACATATATCCTATAACTTAAAATTCATAGCAATGGGAGGAGAATTAAGTGATTACAGTAAAAAGAAACTTTCAATTTCGACATCGGGACATCGCAATGGAATGTTTGGTAAACGTCATACCATTCAAGCCAAAGAAAAGGTTTCTATAGCCAACACAGGTCGATGTCCTGCGCCAGAAATCCGAATAAAGTTTGGGCATCCGGGATCGAAAAATCCTAAATACAATCCTACTATTTATACGTTTCGGAATCTTAAAAATAACGAAACATATACAGGCACAATTCACAATTTTTACACAAAATATAATCTTCTTCCATCAGCCGTTTCACACCTTATTCATAACAAACGGAAATCTACTTCTAAGTGGATACTAAGTCTGACATAATTTACAAGGAAATGTCAAGAGTTTAGTTGTCCTGAACCATATTTATATCTGTGCGTTTAACCCTTAAAACTTTGCTTATGGAAATTTTAGTAGAAGCTTCTATTGGAAAGAAGTTTCCAATCACTTTAACTAAGGGTGGAAAAACCACAACTTACATAGGCATAGCCTCAGCCAATACAAAGCCCGATGAACGTCCGTATCGTATAACATGGTTCATCCCAGATCTTTCTATAAACCATCATGTCGATCTCACGCTGGACGAAATGATGGCCATCCTTGAAGCCAAGGTGTTTCCACCTGAAATCGTCCAACGTGTACAACTGCGTTATCCCAAAGATGATGAACTCATCGGAGACACTTATCGGATTTTAGCTTGAATTTTTTTCCAGCCATTCGGTAAATTGTTCTGGCGTGCCCCGTTCCACCCATTCGTACTCGGGATGACAATGACAAGCGGTATTGATGTGTTCTTCCACTTGTCCGTTGTCGGCAATCCGAACTTCACCATGTCTTCCACTGGGTTGAATCTCTCGGGCGAAGTCTCGGGCCAAATCATTTAATTGATCAGCCCGCCGCAATATCGTTGCCATTCTACTAGGTGTCATTTTCATAGTTCGCTTTCTTCTTTGATTTGAGTATCTTCAACGGGAATCGTAAACATATATTCCTTCTCTTCGAGAAAGTCCGGAATGTAACTGGACATAGGCTCGGTATCCCAACAACAGCCCCGTGGACACGGGACATGATTTGATCGATTATAGGAAAAGGCTTCCAGAATTTCTGATACTTGTTCTTTTGTTAGTGTAATTTGTTTCATAAATAAGGGTCGGGGTGAGAGGGATCGAACCTCTAATCATTCCTTGTCTTTTACATGTATTACCCAATGCGCTTTAACCAATTAAGCTACACCCCGATTTGATTTGTTATGCCGCAACCAATGCCGCCTTGGCTTCCAAATACTGGCGTTGAGATTCAACCTTGGATGCCTTACGCTCTTCAATCATTGCCGTAGCCGTAGCCTTGTAATCACGGAGACTTCGAGCATCAACCCATGTGATGTTACAATTTGGTTGACGAATCTCGGCTTTCAAGGCACGAATTTCTTTGGTTAATTGAGTGTAGTTGGCTTTCCATTCGGAACGATACACCAGATACGTTTCTTTGTTGTTGAACTTTGTCATATGTTTACCTTTTTTTTACATTAACTGAAACCGCTTGGTTATGTGTTTGATTTGAGCCTTCGTAGCGGGACCGAGACCCAAAGCAGTGATGGTGGGTTTGCCACCATGAAAATTAGAGCAACCAGAATCGGTCACTTTGAAGTAAGGAATGCCTGCTTCTTTGGCAGCATTTTCAGCGAGAAGAAGTCGGCCCAAATTCTCAGATGCGAGACAAATTTTGGTGCCGGGACTGTGCGGAAATTCTTTGTGATATTCCGCTTGAACGTCAGAGGAAGCGTGAAGAAAGGCCCCAAGATAAGCATGTCCTGCTTGGGATGCCGTCTTACCAGCATCCATCCCAAGATCGGTACGCACTATGGCATACAAACGAAGGGTGGGGTCTTGAACCTACGGAGGATGGGGAGAAATGGCGACTCGTGAGAGAGTTGAACTCTCAACCGTCGAGTTTAGAATTCGCTGCTCTACCACTTGAGCTAACGAGTCGCAAAAGACAGAACTATTGTCAATCTATGTATCTTTCATGTGAGTCCTATTATACGGGGTTCGGAATTGTTGTCAACTGAAAAAATGGTGCCCCGCACGGGAATCGAACCCGTATTTTCGGTTTTAGAGACCGCCACTCTTACCGTTGAGTTAGCGAGGCTGATATTACGTTGATAAGTTCGATTTTTACTACAATATGTGGGCAACTGAGAATCACAGTTTGGACAAACAAAACGAAGATTGGTAATACGGTGGTCGTTACGTTTTCCGTTCACATGGTCTAATCTTAAAGTAAGAGGATATCCATTCCATTGGGGGACTTGGGAACAAATAGCACAGATATTTTTCAATAATCCTTCTAAAACCAGCCGTCGTCTTCGAGAGGTAGTAAGAGCGTAGGGACTCTTTTCAACTAATACATGTTCCCAAGAGATTTTAGTTTTTGGAATATGTCTTCCAAATCGTTCCCAGTGAGACGTATCGAGTTGAAGGCGAGAAATGGCGGTTTGAAGAAACCTATAATTAGACCCAACATAAGAACGGTTCAACAATCGAAGAGCTTCGGCTAAACTTTTAGCCGAGGAGACTGCCGCAGTGATTTCCGAGTCTGGAAGTGTTATTAACTTCGAAGGAAGATTGGCTTTGTACTTTGAATGCCAATATCTAACTGTTGTTGGGCCACTTTCTTATTTCAAGCTCGCAGGTTCGGCGGGCGTCATCCCAGATTCGATATTTTTGATCCATGAGTATGCGTGTTTTTCTTTCCAATCGCTCGTCGCGACAAAGCGCGTATAAGATGTTGGACATTTCTTCACCTATTGAGAGAAGTGGCCCAACAATGCGCTCCACGCGAACTGCCGCCCCGCTTTTCCGCTCAGTCGTTTTCTTCGATTTCATTGTTTCCTTTCCGCTTCACCGTTGCCCTCGCGGCAGTCGGTGAGCTTGATTCGTTAAACTTTTCCCTGTTTCCCTACTTATTTTTCGCAAAGATTTTCCTTGCAGGAACAATTCTTTGGTCATGAGAATCTACGTCGGACTGATACCTTTATCATTCATGTCAATAACTATACAGGGTTTCAAGAAAAAGTCAAGTAGATTTTTCTTTTATTCACCGTCTTCTTCAAATTCGGGATTGTGTTCAACGCCCGACCATTCATTGCACTGTGAGCATATCCCAATTGGTGGGTTGCCCGTAACTTCTCCTAGAATGGACGCCCCGCAACATTCACTAATGTAGGCGTC